AGAAAACTCGTATCCATCTTCGGGGTCAGCTTCAAGCGCTATTTGTTCTCCTACGGTAGCTGTAGATTCACTTGCGGTTTCAGTTCCGTTATCACCATTAACTGTTATGTCATACTCTATCGCGGTGTAAACTGCAGTAACGGTTACATTTCTAGGCGGCATAACAAAAGAACCTTGATTAACCTCAATAGGCGCTACATCAAACTCCCATCCATCAAAAGAATATCCAATTTTTTGATCCTCAAGTAGTGATATGCTGTCCCCCATTCTAAAAGGCCCGCCGTTAGTAACCGATCCAGAATTTACCGTAACACTGTATTCTGCCAATTTATAAGTCGCCTTAATTTTTACATCTTCTGCAGGCATTGTAAATTGACCATTTTCTACAATCGCCGCTCCTTCTAGAACTTCCCATTTGTCAAAATCATAACCAGTTTTAGGAAATGCCCCCAACCGAACTTGATCATTAACATGGTATTCATCTCCACTCCCAGTCTCGTTTCCATTACCGTCATTTTCTATTATGACCTTATAATTAATGGGTAAATAATTAGCCGTAATTTGCAAATTTCTAGAAGGCATAACAAAAGAATCGTTGGTTACCACTAATTCATCAAAATCACTAGTCCATCCATCAAAATTATAACCAGGATTTGCCGACTGACTCAATAATACTTCTTGGTTAAAAGCATAAATTCCTCCTCCAGACTGCTGTCCATTTTCACCAACAATAATAACTTCATAAGGAATTAAGCTGTATTTACCTATTACCTCAACATCTTCAGCAGGCATGGTGAATTTGTTTTCTTTTATAGTCACATCGCCTTTAATTACCTCCCATGAATCAAACTGATGCCCTTCCTTATTTAAAGGTTTTAGCTCAACTATTCTTCCGTCTATATGCTCAAAGTTTCTCATGGCAGCTCTTCACTAAACTCATCATATATAGCAAGGTTGTACTTCTCAAGAAATCTATTATAATAAGATTTATATGACAAATTTACAGTCATCCTTCCGCCTGTTGAGGAGGCCATGGTTTCACTCATTAGCCTTGCTGATTTTACTATGTATTTTTGTATCAATCTACCAAAGCAATCGTTTATAGTCACAGATATATCTTTGACGTGAGGGTTCCTTAAATATTTCCTCATGCTTTGGTATTGGTACTCGTCTATATCTAAATTAAACGAAGTTGTACTCATGGTTGGCCAAATTACATCTACTTGCGCCGGAACAGAAGACCCAACCGTATATATTGGGGAAAGAGGAACCTCTATTGAGTGTGAGAAAGATGTGACTCTATCCGTGGAAGAGCCATCGCACTCTATTATTATTGAACCCTGATTCGTTAGCCTTATTTCTGGAAAACTGTTTTCCCCAGATGCGTTATAACCTCCACCACTAGAGTCTTCGGTTGAAATTCTAAAACCTTCATTTTCTTGTAAAAACACACCTCCCCCGTCGTCCTGCTTCACGTAATCCGGCGAACCTCCAACGTCTCCAAAAACGGTAATAGATGTAGAAGTTGTCGGTAGCTGACCTACAGAGCAGGATATTGTGTGATTATTAATATAGCCATCGCTGAAACCAAAATACTTATTCCCATGATGTATGCTTCCATTAAATGGTCTATCCCCAGTGTATTGAATAAAAAAGTCCTCACTAACTAGTATTGAATCTATAGAAAAAGAACCCTCCAGCGGGGAGTTTAATATAGCCATGCTTTCAGGAACCTTCCTGCCATCTATCTGCCTTGCGCAATCAAGAGTCTGTTCTCCAATTATATTAAATCCATTTTCATCTAATATAAAAGACCCATCTGGCTGAGTAAAATTATCCAACCCTTGCTTGTAAAAATTACTGTTTACGTGACCCCATCCTAGGATGTTTATTGGCTTCTCGCTTATAGAGTAAGATCCGTCAACGCTTTGCACTCCGTGAACTTGAGTTCCATCAATAAAGAATTTCTGTTCATAACCTAATACAGCTTGCTTCATTAGTTAAGCTCTCCTCCAATTCTTTTTTCTTGCCTGATCACATCCAGCACTGCTGTTTTTATTTTTAAAGATAAATTCTGCTCCTCCTCGTATGAACCACCAGAACTATCCGAAGAAACCTTTTCTTGTCCCGATTGATCTATGGTGACATTTACATTTATATTATTCGTTACGTCGCTGGTTTTGCCTTGCGTCTCTGCTTGAGGGCTTTGTGTTTTGGGGGCAGCTATACTGTTCAGCATTTCTGCTGGATTTTGCTGCTGTATTCTGTTTGTTGATCTTGGTTTTGCGGGTGGCGCTACTGTTGCCGGTGAAGAGTTGCCAACCACACCTCCTTCATAATAACCTCGCTCCCCTTTTTTGAATCCTTCTGGGTTCTGTAGGGCAAATTTCATCATTGATGGATTTTCCCTAAGAAGCTTATCTGTAGAATTTTTCTTGATTATAAAATCTCCTTCTGTCAAACCTACTGGTCCGACTTGATCTATTCCTGGCGCCCCCTGAACTGTTGGCAGGTTACCCGTTTTGTTCATTGTGTTTAAGTTTTCATAACCAATTCTCTTTGCTGTTTTTTCGGGTATAAAACCTTCCCCCGCCGTCAACATTGCTGGCACGGAACCTCCTGAAGCTTTTTTTACAACTTTTTTGCCTAAAATTTTCTCTCTCGCTGCGTCTTCGTTGAAGGCGGGAAACCTATGCGAGGGGTATTGTTCGGGGCCTTGCATTTTGCCGTTTGAAACCCTAGCTTTGTCCCATGTAAAACCACCCTCCTTTGTTCTCGCCGGAAAATACGAGCTTTCTCCGACAACAAGAGGTTTGTTATTTTTCATGCTATTCTTTACATCCCTGTAATTAACATTCAGCTTAGGGTCTTGTGCTCTTGCGGCCCTATAAGCTTTTGCGCTATCTGTGGGAGCGTACCTTCCGTATGTATTTTCAAGCCCTGTAACGGCCCCCTGTATAAATGGAGCGGCAATCGCTGTAACCCCAGCAATAGCCATGCTCTGCACAGCTCCTACTACTGTAGCCAAAGTCGCTTTTCTTTTTTCAAATTTTTCATTTTTCTTCTGTACGTCGTAAGCGGCTTTCTCTAAGAGAAAGTCCTTATACTGCTGCATAGCCGGATCTCTTGACAAAAATTTAGAGCTTAATCTAGGGTCACCCCTTTTTATGTTTACATCAGACCTTAAATCAAGGTTCTTGAATTTATTTTCGTCAAAGGTTGGAGGAGAATCAGTTTTTCCATCCAACGAATCAGCTACGGCACGGGAAACCTCATTCATTACTACTAAATTAGCTATACCCTCCATGCCGGATTGGAATCTACTTTTTTCTTTTTTCTCTTTTGTCCCGCTGTCTTCTTGCTTTTGAGCTCCCTTGCTGCCCGTTCCATCCCTGAAGTGTTGAATCATTCCGCCTGCTTGCTTTAATTGAGATACTTTGTCTTTAGGTACGACATACTCTCCTGCCGTTAACATCGCAGGAACTTTATCTACGCCTGCTGGGCCGTCTACAAATCCGCCTTTCGCGAAGTGTTGTATTTTGCCGCCTGAATGCTTGTTGAGTAGAGCCACCACATCCATTTGCCCATCACGAGTTAATTTTGCTGGCGGTTCGTTCGATACATTTAATCTTCCGGCTAAATTCTCTACTACCGCCGAAAGCGACGCTAATTTTTTGGTTGCTGTATCGTATTCTGAGTCTAAACTAGCCAAAGTTTGGTCTGATTCTTTGAGTTGTTTTGAGAATTTATCAAATTCTTGGTTTGTTTTTTCTAGCTCACTCTGTAACCTTTTTTGTTCTTTGGACTCGGCCCTAGTTTCAGGCTCACCCATTTCGGATATTTTAGTTTTAATTTTTTCTGCCTTTTTCTCTTCTGCATACTTGTTAGAGATCAAGTCTTTCCGCTGCTTTTCTATTTCTTCTCTCTTTACCTCGTATTTATTTTGGGGGCCTTTTAGAAAATGATCAAACGAACTTTCCGACCCTCTTTGAGTTCTAGCAGTACTTAAAAGTGGCTGATCATCCTTGAAGGCTTGCATTTTATCCTGGGCTTCAAACAAGTCTTTGGGCCTTACTGGCCCTTGAATCATTGATGCTTTAGTCGCTTCTGTTGCTGCGGTTGCAAGTTGGTTTAGAGGGGTAATTGTTTTATATAAATTTTCTATAAACGAGGATACTTCCAAGTCCATCTTGTTTGATGTCTCCAAATCGGTCTGTATTTTAGCGGCATTCTCTTGGACATTTGTAAACGTATCTGGCGTCTTTCCTGCATTGGGTGCGATAAAATCGTCAACCTGCTCATCTGGAGATCGGCTTAATTGTATTTTATTTCTTAATGCTTCTGATGCACTTCTTACTGCTGATGTTAAATCTTTATTCGAAGATATTATTCCCTCGTTTATTCCAACCAGGTGGGCGGTCTCTTTGGCTATTTTAATCGCGTCAGACTCTCCACTCTCTCCAGTAAATGCAAATGTTAAATTCTTGATTATTTTATCTACATTGTTTTGCATTAGTCGATCAAGCAATTCGTTAGCTAACCCAAGACCAAAGTCAGCCCATGCCTCAGATGCGCTCTTAGCTCCTGAACCAATATCCTTAAACATCTGAGTTAGGCCGCTTCTTGCGTTGTCTATTCCTATATTAACTAAATCCGCACCAAGATTCTCAGCCTCAACATTCATTTCGGCCATTCTTGCCCTAAACCTATCTATCGCCCTACTTCCATTTCCAAGCAGTTTGTTGGTTTGCTCAAGAGAGTTTGCGTAAGCAAGCATATTGTCAGCATTAGGCTCAACCGTAGCTTTCATACCCGCAGTTCTTGTTCCCAATATTGAATTAGCTTTTTCTATTCCAATATCCGCAGTGGTAGTCATGCGTAAAGTCTTATCGCTAACCCCAGCTTTTGTTACAGCATTCTGCAACTCGGTCAGCTTATTCGAGGCTTCTTGTAATTCGTTGGCTTCTTGTATTAATTTTACTTGCTTTGTTTTCCCGGTCAATAATAAAGCATTTTCTGCTGCCGTTAAAGCTTCCAGCCTAGAAGAATGAAGCGTCGCATTGAGCTGTTCCTCAACAAGCTGTCTCAGTTCTCCAGTCTTTGATAATTGAAGATTCTTTTCGGCCGCCAATAAATTACTAGTTTGTAAATCAGACATCTCTTTTGCGAGCTGGCGTTTAACTAATTCCGACCTCTTAGACTGATCGCTCAAGTATTCCAATCTAAAATTAGATTCCTGTAGAGCTAATTTTGCATTTTCTGTTTCACTCTTAAGTTTTGCCTCTAAAATTATCAATGAATTTTCTAATCCTTTAAGCGAACCAGTTTGAGCTTCGAGCATCCTAAGGGAATGTACTGCGGATATTGCGTCTGTTCGGTTCTTCTCTACTTGCTTTTGGAAACCTAACTCCATGGCTTCTGAGCTTTTAGCCAATATGGAAACATCTTTTTTATAAAAATCATTCAGCACCGCAAGGGTTGCAGCTTCGCCTTTTACGGACTCTAATACGTCTTTTTCTTCGCGGCCTCTTGCTTGTAATATTTTATATAATTTAGCTGCGCCTGCTACTGTTTTTTCTTTTATGAATTTATGTTCTTCTTCTAGCTTTAGTAATTGTTGTGCTTCTTTATTGCCTGTATTTAAATATTCTAATTGTCTTTCTCTATCTAATAAGCCGGATTTTAATAGATTTAAATGCTCATCGGTTATTGTGACTAGTTTCTTTTCGTGCAAAGCCAGTAAGAGGGCAGAAGCAGTCGAACTATCTGTAGCTTTTCCAAATTTATTAAGCAATGAGGAGATGACTTCTAATGATGATGTTGCGTTTTTAGTTTCTGCGGATGTTTGCTCGAATGCTTCGGTCACTTTTGCCATTACTTCTGGATTCAGATTCATGCTCTTGCCGATTCCCGCAAAGTCTGCAGCGCTTACTCCTTTTTCGATATTCTCCTTGAGGGCTTGTACTGCGCCTGCCGCTGCTTGTCCATCTTTTTTAAATTGTTGAGCTAATTGATCAGTATTAAAATATGTATCTCTTAATTTATTCAAAGATTCAATAGTTTTCATCTCAACACCTTGCTTGTCTGAACTGAATTTAGCCTCCATCGCATTTCTTTTTCTTGCGAAGTCGGAAGAGATTGCGGCCTGTTTACCTATCGCACCGTATTCAAGCAGTAAACTTTGTTGGGATGAATTTAATTTATTTTGATGGGCTAACGACGCAAGAGATAACTTGGTTAAGTGAGCTTCGTTTTTTCTAAATTGTTCGATATTAAATATGATATTTTTATATGCAGTTACATATTCTTTTTTTAGTTGAGCTTCTTGTTGTCTATCTGATTCTCCTTCTAGGTTTTTCTTGAGCTTGTTTAGCTGAATAACCATTTGCTTCATTCCAGCGTTTACTGCTTTTGTCTCTCTAGGGTCTAAGCCAGATGTATTATCAATTGATTCATCTATGTTTTTAATAAAAGAATTTATTTGAGAAGCCATCATTTCTGCATCAAAATCTTCTGTACCCTGCAGGTTTTTTGCTAACCTATCGGTTAGTTTGGTCACATCACTCATACTTCTAAAACTTACAGTGGATGATTCTCTTTCAAGGGCGGCTATATTTTTGTTCAATATAGATAGTCTATCTTTAACATCCATATCGTCGCCACCTGCAGCTGCAGAAGAAAAGCCCATTCCTATCTGAGATCCTCTAACTTTTGACGCTCCTTGGAGCAGCTTGATGTCGTCACTATCCGGATTAAACTTGTCAAGCTTCTTGTCTATCAAGTCTCCAAAACTTTTGGACCCACTAAGAAATGCTGCCTGGTTCTTTTGCGCCTTTATTACTCTTTCTATTACTTTTACGTAGTCTTCGTTGCTGTTTGTGCCTTTCGACAGTTCTTCGATAAATCTTTTTGATACTTTTGTTCCTACTAGATTTTCGTCCAAAAGACCAGATAAAGCGTCCTGAGCTTTTATATCTATGTCTAGCCCCTTCAGTTTTAATTGCTGAAGTTCCAGCTCCTGCTTCTGAGTTCTTCTTGACCCTAAAATTTCAAGATCTGTAACTTTTTCTCTATTTTCTGTTTGGCTATTTAACGACTCAAGAGCTCCTTGCAATTTCTCAGTACTTTCTCCTAATTTTTCTAGTTTCTTTGCGGCTCTTTCTCCTTGGCTCGAGAGAAGATCCATAACCCCAGAGCCCTTTTCTAGGCCGAACATCTCACCTATATTAAACATCTTGAATGCTTCATTTACTACGGTGAAGCCAGTATACAGTTGACCAATAACTGGCAAGAATCGTCCGAACATTTTTCCTACCCCTGAAAGGTTTCTCATCAAGCCCCCCATTCTGCCGACTCCACTGCCCCTGGATCCTGCATCCGATGCTGCTGCAGCACTTCTTCTGGCGGCTCTAGCCTCTGGGTTAAACGCCTGACCAATCGAGAAGGACTCATTCCTTTTCACTCCAGCCATATTCATGCCTTCAGAAACTAGTTCTTTTTGCTGAATATAAGAAGCTGTCACATTGCTTATCGCCAACATTCCCTGTGCAAAGGTTTTGGTTAGTCCAGATGCGCCTTCAGCCAGCGTTTCAAATTGACCATTAACTAAACTAATCGCCGACTGAAGATAAAACAAACGCTGAAGCCCACCTCCGTCATCCTCTGATTCCTCAGCAGATTTTGCGGATTCATCCAAAGCTATCCTGAAATCTTGACTAGCCTTAGTTGCTTCTTTTAGAGATTTAAGATCTGTACCTCTTGCGGTAAGCATCTTTTTTATCATTGCGTTTTCGGACTTGATTAATTGTGCCTTCTGAGCTTCGGGCTCACTGGATGATAAGTTTTTTACTGCTTTTGATTTTTGCGACTTTTCTTCTGTAGATTTTAATAGCGCTTCTCCTGATGACTTAGCCTTTTTTAGTTCGCCCAACCTTGTTTGGTCGCCTTTGGAAAGCTTACCTGTTTTTTCTGTTATGGAATTTATTTGCGCCTCTGTTCTTTCCAGTTTTTCATTTAATAAATCCTTGATTCCCTCAAAGTCTTTGGAAATATCAAAGCTAGCTATCTCGGCTAATGTCTCTTTGCCTTCCTTACCAAACTGGCTGGCTATTTTTGAAAACTCACTAAAGCTATCGGTGAAAGCCTTAGACATTTCAGACAATTCATTTTTAGCATTATTTAAAATTGCGTCTGGAATTTGTGGGCTAGCAAAGTTTGGAACCATACCCTTGCTCGCTCCATGCTTCTTTGGGTCTATACCCATAGTCTTGGCGCGCCTTATTCCCTGCTGTACTCCGGCCGGCTCATCTCTAGTATTAGTTACCGCAAGCCCCATCGGGTTTTGAGCACTTTTTAATTGAGAGCTTTTCTCTACCCTAATTCTGGCCTGAGGAACTCCTGCTGCTCGCTCTCTTGATATCGCCGCACTTAATGGATCTGCAAAATTAGGAACAAGACCCTCTGCGTTACCACTGCCTCGTCCAGCATGCTGTCCAGAAAATTTATACAATTGGCCCATTAAGTTTTTATTACCTAAAGCCTTAATTGCTGCAATATTCTCAGGAGCATCGTCTATTAAATTGTATCGCCCTCCATTCTTCTTCTGCATGTTTTGAAGGATTGTGGCTTTTTTTTGCGCGGAAGTCTGGCCGTTCTGGATGCTTCCAGTTGTTATGATTCTGCCAGAATTTATACCCCAAGACTTCAGTTTCTTGCTAATAAAAGGTTTTGATTCTCCAGCTCTTGCGGTGAGAATATCAAGGGTTCTACCTTTTAATGATTTAGCTAGATCAGTTGGCTCCGCAAGCGCGGCCGATTCTGCATTAAACAAATCAGCGGAAGTCACGCTACTAGGATAGGTAGCTAAAGTCTCGTCAAAGTCATAAAAAGTTTTTGCAAAATTAGGCACAAAACCTCTTGCCGCGCTTAAATCCTTGTTGCCGTAATATTCTCCCTCTCCTGCCTGTTTTTTGTATTTCTTGAGGATTTTTGTTTTGTCGATTGATTTTAAATTCTCGTAACCGGGAAGTTGAAGCTTCTCTCTTGTTTGAGCTACTGCGTTGATTGCGTTTTTTATATCCTCATCGCTTGGCTGAGTTTCTGGGGTTTTTCCTATTGGGATATCTAGATGCCTACTTATTTGAGCTGAGGTGATGTTGGCGGGAGATGGTGGCTTGTTAAATTTTATTCCCTTGTTCGATGGGTCGGCCAATGTGTCCTGTATTTTTTGGCTGCGAGTTCTTGGGTCTGCGAAGTTTGGTATTAATCCGCCCGAAACATTTGCCGATGTAAGATTTTCTAATTCTTTAACTTTTATTCCTGTTTTTGTTCTTTTGTCTATTGCTCCTAGATCTACATCATCTACAACATAATTAAAAGATATTATTTTTTTATCTAACTGTTTTTTTAATTGTAGTTTTTCGTTTTCTTCCTTTGTGGGTTTTTTTTTGTCTTTGGGTTTGAATTCTGACAATTCATCATATGTGTAACCATGATTAGCCATTATGGATTCATTTATTGCTTTTCTTGCTTTTGGCTTTAACCCCCTAGGTTTCATAAGGTCTTTAATAGTAATTTTGGCAGGCTTGCTACTGTCCGACCCATTGTTCACTATATCGGGAAATTCATCACCCGGTAGATCCACTTGATCTTTTGAAAGTAGGCGCGCTAGTAATCCTTCACTGTGTACTTCCCTTATAATCTTATCCCTCATTAATGGTATTTTATGCCCTGCTCCCGCATGAGCATCGCCATAAGTTGCTGCATCTTCTAAACCTATATCTTCCGCAGTCTTTTTGGGAACCCGAAGAAGCCTACCTCTCTCTCTAGAAAAGTCCATGGCGTCTGGGTTTGTCTCAAACTTGACACCACCAAGATCCGATAATATTTCTTCAAATATTCTCCCCCTTTTTTGACTATTGCCTAGAAGCTTAGCTTTATCTGCGGCCCCGCCCGGAAGACCTAATAATAGTTCCTGAAAGTCTGCAAAATCTGTGGGACTTAACTGCTTTTCTGCAGCGTTTCTTGATGTTGATTTTTTATTACTCGTAACAAGCTGCTCAACGATTGTTTCAAGTCTGTTTGTTTTCTTGGCCAGATCAGCTCTGTTTTTATATTTTCCAGCTCTTAAGTTTTTCAAAATGTCTGGATAAGAAGTTTGCCCTTTCCTTGTAGTTGTTGCTGTTTTTTGATCTTTTATTTCTTGTATTTCTTGTTCGCTCAAATCTCTTTTTACGTTTTTCTGACCTAATGAAACACCTAAGTTGCTCACACCGTAAGCTTTATTAATTTCCTCAGTAGTATTAAAAATTTTACCTTTGTTTCTTTTGTAACGATCTTCCCAGGATTCTTTAGCAAAATTAGGAACCAAACCTTCAGACATCCTATGGGCCAGCAAAGCTTGATGAGTCTGCCCAGAACTAGCATCCTTACCTATTAAGCCTTTTTTGGTTAATAGATTTGCGCCCTTTTTAAATTTTTCATTTCTAGCTTCGTTAATCATTTCCTGGGTAGCCCCTTGGCTTTCTGCAAAACGCATCAATCCGTCATCGCTATAAAGACGCAAGCTTTTTAACAGTACATTTGGAAGCTTCCATTCTCCAGATTTAACTTCGATTGGATTCATACCTAACCCAACCAAATCAACAGGAAAAGTTGGATCGCCCGACCTTCCTCCAGTATTAAAATATTTCCCACCCTCGTCTTCTAGTACATCCGCTTCAGCTTGATCGGCCGTTTTTTTGCCCCTTTTGGGTAGTTTCTTTAACTTGAACTTACGCTCTATGCTTTGGACTCCACCCTCGTCCTGCAGGTACCTTATAACCTCTTTGACTTTTTTGGAATGGCTTCCCCCTGTATTTGACAAAAGTTGCTTTGTTGTAGCCTCCACGCTGATTGGCTGGCCGGTTGCTTCTAGCTCTGCATAGCTTTTAGCCAAATTTCTAGGGCCTTTAACTTTTCCAGGATTAGCGCTCAACTGAGTCAACGAAGGATCGAGCATTAATTTACCACCATTCATTGTTGCAAAATTGGGAACAAATCCGCCGCTAGCATATGGATCAAATCCGTGCTGACCAGCAAAAGCATCTTTGTATCCCTTTCCCGCCCTGCTCTCTTTTGGGGGCATGATTGCAGGCTGACTCATTCCAGGGAATTGCTTAACCTTTTCGGCTTTATTGTAAACAACAGTGCCGACCCCTTTTACGTTCATTGAGTCTATAGCTCCTGCGGCATAACCGCCCTGAGCGGCCCCTTGTCTTTCTTTCTTCTTAGAGGATTCGGGTATCATTCCTGATGCCGCAACTGGAACCATTCCAGATGCTTCATTTTTTGAAAAATCAGGATTAATTCCAGCCCTAACCAATGGCTTGGCTAGCCTCGCAGCAAGATTAACCTGCTCGCTCATTGCGCTGTTTTGTTTTTCTATTATTCCTAATATAAACATTTCTTGAGCTTTTCTGTCGTCTTCTAGATTGCTTAGCCCTTCTTGTAGTTTTACATTTTCACCAAGAGCCTTAAGTATAGATTCCTCCATTGCCCTTATTTTATCTTTCTCATTGACTATGCCCAGAACATCCTTTAACGAGGTTCTAGCAAACTTAGCAATATTAACAAAGAGTTTTATAAAGATGGCCCCAAAAGCTATAGCTGCAGGCCCAGTTATTACATTACCTATGCCTTTAACTAATCCCTTCGCAAAAGTGCTACCCTCGTCTTCTCCTCCTCCTAGCGTGTTTTTTATGCCATCAATTCCGTCTTTTATAGACGACAAAAAGAAATCAATATCGGGAGCCAAACCAATTGTCCCAAGTATCTCCGCAAGCTCCTGGATAGATGTGGTTGTTTGTGATGCCATTGCTGACATCGTTTTGTTTAGCATTTCATTCTTTTGCGCTGCATCGCCAGCTGCATTTCCTGCTATTTCAGTAGCCTGGGCTTGAATGCTTTGCTCCTTACCTAAGTCCCTTAACGCTGCTCTAAAAACATTGGCTTGAAATATTCCTGCTGAAAATTGAACAATATTGGATTGTTGCGACTGGCTTAAGTTATCGAACGATTTAGCCATGTTTATCATAATCTTATCTGCAGGCAATATGGATCCAGATAAATTCTTAACAGCGATACCTATTTCTTCTAGTTGTCTTATTGATTCAGGCCTCTGTATTCTTGTGAAAATTGTTTTTAATCCATTACCAATAACGGCTCCACCTCGAGCAGTTGTTTGTTGCAGCGCCGTTACCAAACCAATTAAACTGTCAATTTCAACACCTGCGTCAATCGCAACAGCCCCAGTTCGTTCTAAAGCTTTAATTAAATCCTCGGAGCTTACTGCGAATTTAACGTCAACAGCTGCCAATTTATCAATAATATCTGTGGTTGAAAGTCCAGCATCTCCAAAAGCATTAACGGCTGCGGTTAAACCAGACACGGCTGAAGCCGCGTCCAGCCCAGTTAATCGAGTTAAAATTAAAGCATCATTAGTTCTTTTTAAAGTCTCCTCCATAGTAAGACCTTGCCTGGAAAACTCAAGAGCAGCTTCGGCGGAAACCGTAAAAGCTTGAGCCGTATTTCTTGCTACGTCAAATAGTCCATCACCAAATTCTTGCAGTTTTCCCGCAGAAGCTCCAACAATAACATTTATATCTTGTAAGACCTTTTCAAACTTTACGGTTTCTACGACTAAAGCCTTAAAGGCTTCAGATATTCCGTTAATTATTCCTACAGAAGCACCAAAAGCAATAACCCGAGCATTGGATGCCTCTAGTGATTTTGTAAATTCATTCGCGGATGCGGTTATTCTTCCAAGAGGCTGAGTAAAGCTTTTTCCATTAACATTGAATGAAATTTGCTTTTTACTTACTCCATTTATGGATCTATTTATCTCCGCAGCAGCGCGGTCCATACTTCTCTTTGCCTTAGAAGTATTAACGTTAAGCGTTACATCTGCCCTCATTCCTACCATATTACCTTATACCTTGTTTATTGATTATATTAATAACCATCTGTATGTACACCTAAAAGGCGCATTATTGCCTATTGATCCACAACAAGCGAGCCGTCCCCAAGTTGCAGTATGCTCTGCTGCTCCATTGCTAGATAATAGTCCTCAAAAGATCCACTCATAAAGAATCCGTTATTGGGGCTTACCCCGAAACTAAAACTACAATCCACCGTAGCTATTGAACCTATAGATTCGCTAAAAGAATAACTCTCAAATCTAGCGTTATTAATAATGTACTTGATATATGACTCATGCTCAGAAGATGCGGAGCAAAAATAATCGCAATGATTATTTAAGCTAATTTCTATCTTGTAATCTTCATCTTGGCAGAATATTTTCCTAAAATCCCCACTGTTAAAAGCGCTAGCGAGCAAAGAAAATGATATACTTCCAATTTGTGGGTACTTCATTTTTCTTCCGTAAACATGCATTGACTCAAAGCCGTACAAATCTTCCCTCGCAAACGGTAGGTTGATGTTAAAGCTTTGTATGTTTGCGGAACCCTCTATGCATGTCCCTTCATTCTTTCCTGAAAGTATCGGCCCACCCACATTAAGGTTTCTTAAATTAACATTAATGCCTCCAGGAGCAATTGCCGCAACGGGAGATTTGTACATTTTGGGATTAAATTCAATACCAGTACCTAGGGCTATTTCCCCTCCATGTCTTTCTATTTTTGGCCCAGTTAAATCCGCTCCTTTATTCGCTAAGTCTAATGATGGATTCTGAACCCCAGCTTTGTAGAATTTTTGCTCACTTGACCCGAGTCCAATATTCTGACCATTCTGCAGTTCAATAAATGCATTTAATTGAGTTAAAAGTACAGCTACTTCGTTTACATTGTCTAGCCAGTAGTGGCCACCGTAGCCGGAACCATTACAGGAATGCCTTAAATTTGAAGCGGCGTAAGAAACTGAGGCTTTAGGAAACTCTCCAACACCGGCCGATATAGAATAATCAGTTATGTAACAATTACCTATGCCTATGACATCTATGCCCGAGTAATGATTATTCCTATTCTCATATCCAGTCAAATCAAAAGGCTCTGCCCCAACAGCCATCAATATAGTCTTATCTTCCTTTAAATCGTAATAAGCGCTTTTACCTTGAGATGATGGCATTTCCTGCCCCTTGCTAAGAATATTCAACCCAAGAAGATTCTCTTCGTATCCGTCTGTAAGCAGATACTCCAAACTTAATTTAGTGCTTAGCTCTGAAACTACTTTTCTATCTAGAAAATCTTCACTCCCGATGTGTTGTATGTCCTGCCTGCCTACATCAACAGAAACACTTGCTGATTGAACCCTATTGAAAAAATATAATACATCAGCGCCAGGTTTAGCTGCCGGAGAATCAGTTAGGAATATTCCGACTGAATTGTATTTGATTGCATTTCTTTTACCGGACATATAAATAAATACACCCCAGTCAATGACTGAGGTGTATTTTTATTCAAAGTATGAGATTTATTTTATGCTCTGTACCCCATGAGTTCGTTCGCTGCTGGAATATTTTCAACACCTCCGACTCCGGTCCATGCTGGTGGTAATCCAAGATTACCTTCAGCAGCTTCTTTTCCAGAAATAAACAATCCGTTATCAGGATCATCTGCTCCTGCGATCTGAGCGATAAAGGTTAAGTCTACTGACTTGTTGTCTCCGATAGTGCTTGTGAAGTTTTCGGATTCAAGACGTGCTCCTTTTAATTCGAAAATCATAGCAACAGGTCCATCTTTTGTGTCACACTCAACACACTCAGGATCCATCATCTTGACTGTTGCATTGATTCTATCGCAACCACAAAGTAAGTCGGCCATGTTGCCCTCCTTAAGGTCTGAAAGTGTAGCACTAACTGACATTGTTATATTGATTGGCACATCAAGAGTTTTAGAGAACCCAAAAGTAGAACCAAGTCGTTGAAGAGTTGTTCTAGCCATAGGAACATTAATACTAACAGATTGAACGTGCGCGCTTCCAACAGTTGGAGTAGAAACATTCAAACCACTAACCTGTTTAGAGATTAAACCTGCGCCTTGAAGATCAAGAATAACATCTCCTGGCCTAAGTGCTGCCACATCGCCACATCCTGCATAACCACTTTCTGCAGCTGGAAGAGAATACAATCCAGTACATCCATTCTCTTTTGCAATTCTTTCTCCTGCAGCATTCTTGCCCCACGCATTACTCATAAAGCTTCCGTCGGTCATTTTGATTGCTGGCAAGTCGTTTCCGGTTTCGCCAATATCACTCTTGATATTCATTCCCTCAACTGTAACGCTTGCTGTGGGAATTGCTCCCACAGATATATCAACGCTATAGTCGGTAAGATAACCGTTTCCTAAAGAAATAACAGACTTTTTATCATCATTACCTGCTGCGTTTTCGTTAACGTCTCCGTTTACTGCGTCTCCAGCTTCTGGCATTGTCAAGATAAAGAAGTTACTTCCTGCTTGATAAAGTTCAGGTGAAAATCCTCCGCTCAAAGCATTGGTTGTACCATTTGTAATGAACTCAATCATTCGTTCATTGTATCCATCTAAAAGATAATAACTGAAGTCTAAATTAACAGTAGGAGCTTCAATAACTACAGAATCAAGACGTGACAAATGACCGAATTGATTAACGTCTTGCCTACTGATGGTGAAACCATAGTTTGCAGTTTGAATACGCTTTAGTTGCTTGATGATTGTTCCGTGACTTTTCGCATAACTAACTCCATCAAACCCACCAGCGGTAACGCCAGTGGAAATTTCTGGAGAGTCGGCTCCTGCAGAAGCAATAGTACCAACAGTAGCTGCGTCTGTACCATTACCACTTAGAGTGGCAGTAAACCCACCAGCTGAAAGTAGTGCTGCTGTACCACCCGCACTCGCAAGCGTAGCAAGAACATCATTAACAGTTGCGCCACCGCTAATATCAGCTGCTATAGTAAGAGTTCCGGCAGCAAAGTTCGCGCTTGATACAGCATTATCAACAACTTCAAAATTAATTCCATTTTTTGTAGCTCCTTTATCTTGAGCTGTGAAAGTAATACCATTTCGCGTTGCAGTTGCAAGTGGATCAGCCCCTTTGGCAACACTAAATCCTCCAGCGCTAGAAAGAGCGTTTACTCCGTCTGGAGTGGCAAAAATAGCAAGAAGTTCGTCGTAAGTTACTCCGGCTCCAAAATCAGCCCCTACAGTTAAAGTTGTACCAGCAAAGGCTACAGTGCTTACTGTTGCTTGCGTAAGTGCTAGCGTTATTCCGTCGTAACTGTCGCCTGTTCGGTCTGCTTCAAAAACTATCTCTCCGATAGCGTTGGCTCCATTAATTGAAACTTTAGATTTTACTCCAGCTGTTCCAGCTTCGCCTTTTCCGTTCCATTGTGGCCACGTATCACCTGGCAACCATCCAACCACTTCATTCCGTTTGTTCTTGGCTGGAGCTGCTGCTGTGCCACCAAATACTTGCCGGCTCCCCGTCGGAGGAGTCATTAGTCCAAATGGACCGTCTCCAATTGTTGAGCTTATTGAAGCGTAGTCTGCTGGCACTTCTGCGTTAGATATAGCGGAACCAGTAAAGTGGTATCCTGTTGAATCTGGGCTCACAAATAAAGCCTCTGATTGATAAATTACTCGATTTCTATGTACTGCCATTTTATTTTTCTCCTATATTTTGTTGAAAAGTTGTTATCTCTTATTACATTCCTTATTTTGTATTGGGAAATTTTTTTTAACAAGCTCTTGGGAATCTTGCTTGATTAACTTCAAAATCAACGAATCCTAAATATAAATCGGGATTAGTTGTCTTGGATAATCTGTCGCTAATCTTGGACGCCTTTGCGTCATCAATAAACATCATTAATCCATTATTTTTGCAATTTTTTACTGTTTCACTATAACTAAAGTATCCAGTTTTAAGGTCTCCATATTCATCAAGCGGGTAATTATCATAACCTACATTTACTATACCTCTATTAAATGCGTCAGCACACAAAGACATTGCGCCATCAAGCTGATAAAGATTCTCTGCGAAAAATATTACCCTATAATACAAATGAGTTAAATCCTCTCCTCCGAATGCGAATGGAGTATTCTGAGTTCTTTCCATAGATACAAATGCAGCCGGAGCTACTTGTTGATAAGGCGCCAACCCAGTGCCCTGGCCCAAGTCGGGAGTAGTTCGACTATTTACATTGTATTTATTTTGTATAACTAAATTTTCTTCCGTATCATCGGCTAAATATATATTTATATCTTTAACTGAAAAGTCACCACTAATTCTCAAGTCTGCATAGTTTGTTGGAAAAAATATTCCATCCAAAAGAACTCTTCCGTTTTCAAAATCTAAAGATAACCCACTCTCTCCTCTTTTACAAAAGTTATAAACTCCATCTCCGGTATCTATATAAACTCCACTTGGTATTACCGCTTCAGTTATGTCGCTATCACAAACCCATTGCTTGTATTCGCTATTGTACGAAACTAGTCCATTTACTGGATCATCTGGATACATCGGCAATCTTTCATCAGGTACATAATAAAAATTACCCTGCTTGTTGGAGTAAGCCTCTCCGTTATAAACAAGATAATGATCAAGCCATAAAGCAAAGCTGCTTGTTGCGTCGTGTTGAAATTGCGGTTTCATAATCCTCTTCCTACCGAAATGTCTCTATCTATTTTCTCAAACACCTTTGCCCATTTGCTTAAAAACGCAGATATATAAGAAGTGTTGCTGAATTTTCCTGTCCTGATTTTGTTGTCTGCTTGAACTCCTCGTCCTGATCTACTATTCTTGCTGCTTGTATTCAAATACATGCCCAATCCAGACATTCCTTTCTCTATTCTTTCTGCCCAACTTATTCCGCTGGCCCAAGGCAAAGGCGTGACCGCAAATATATCCTTGCTGCTTGGCATGTCTATCGTCAATTTGGCTAATCCATTTTGATTGAATCTAGTCACCCTATAATTAGTTTGAGATAAAAGCTGAACAATTGGATCAATAGGCCTATCTCCTTGATTAAAACCTATAAACGTAAAAAGATTACCATAGCCCCCTAGTGTGCCGCTTATATTGCTTGATGTTGATCCGGCTAATATCTCCTTGGTTACCGGTAATCTTAAAAAGTTTGCCATCATTTCTTTCTTTAGTTTTTCTATTTTCTTGTAAACTAATTCTCCGTTTTTTAATTTTAAATTGTTTAATATAGCTTTTTGTGAATTTTTTGAAGATAAAGATCTTTTTATTTCTTTATCGAAAGCTGCACTATCAACTGAGAATCTTACGGGCATTAATCTGTTGGTCTTAAATAATAAGTAAAGAATTTAGGGCGGAATAGTCCGTGCTTCCTGACATCTGTAACTTTAAACATCAAGCGGCCATCTATTTCTACACGCTTTGCATCTTTAAAATACTCGTACCCTTCTGAGTCAAGCTTTATTCTAACTTCTCCAATGTCGTGGCTTACTTTTATTGTGCTGTTTACTTCTGAATCAAAGTTTACTTCTGTTTGTTTATCTGAGTATAGTATTCTAGCCTTAAGGGCGCTAAACTGACTTTTTCTTATTGTCTGACTAACTCCCCTGACGTTGTTGTATAGATAATTAAAGTTCGGATCAGTACTTACTATAACCTTCTGGGATTCTTTATAAGCAAATATACTGCGTGCAAATGTATCGTGCATGTCTTGCATTACTGATTCGTATTCTGCCTTTTGGGCCGCTGTTAAAAAACTCGCCATAAAGTATTATACACTTTCTTTGAAAAAAATACTCTCGCATTTTATAATAAGATACAACGAGCAAACACAAACTACATGAACCCAGACGAATCAGTACATTCATTCTACAGTAAAAACACAAAGATACTTTTTAAATCTTTCTTGATTATGATTGAAGATCTAAATAACGATCATCTTCGCAACTTCGAGAAACTTCGTAATTCTGTCCCCAAAGAATATCAACCGTTAATCGACCAAGCAGACTACTTCGATCAAACAAAACTACAATACCTAAGAAAGAAAATACTAGACCTAGGTAATGAAAGCATAAGAACTACTGAAAATTCACTAGAAAATTTTACTATAAGTTTTAAATTTTAAATATATAATACATTAAGCAATTAAACAACATATAAAAATATGAGCAAAAAAACAATCTACAAGTTTACTGTCAATAAAGAAGAAGAAGTTGAAGAACAAGAAGTTTCCGAAATCGTAAACAAAGAAACTAAAGAAAAAGAAAAAGTTACAAAGACTAAGACTGTAAAAAAACCAGTACAGCATACAATTAGAATCGCCTCCCCCTCACGCAGACAGGTGGAAGACGCGGACATGGAGTTCAGCATCGAAATGAGCAAGTGTATTAAAAAAGGCATTCTTACAAAAGCTATGCTTGCAAAAAAATACAGCGATAGCGGAGGATTACTCTCAGAAGAAGACTCAACAGAACTAATACGCCTTTACAGGGAACTTACCGAAGTTCAAAACGATCTTGGCCGCTCAATGAACAAGAAAAACAAAAACGACAAAGAAGCCAAAAAAGAAGAAGAACTAACCGAATCTTTTGCGGCTATCAGAAAGCGTATTGTTGATCTTGAGACAAGCTATCAAAACGTATTCAATCATACAGCAGATACTAAAGCTCAAAACAAAACCATACTATGGTACATGCTTAATCTTTCTCATGTTACCGCTCCAGGCGAGGAAGAAGCCCCTTTGTTTGCTGGAAAAACCATCGAGGAAAAAGAAGAATCTTACTATGAGCTTGACGAAAACGAAGACGAAGTTTTTGACTTGGCTCGAGAAAAACTTATGACCTTTATTAGTTTTTGGTATTTTAGCCAAAACGCATCCGAGGAAGATTTCTCCAATCTTGAGAAAGATATCGATTCTGGCGAACTCTAATGGGTGGACTTAAAGGAGCATAGAAGACTATTCAAAGAAATAGTTGATGGATTCTCTGCCTATTATGTGGGTGAAGAAAAAAGATATATAAAACATCAATGCGTTTCAGATCTTGTTGATTTTGATCAAGTTTACCAAATGCACTTTGATCGCGCCAAAGCAAGAGGGCTCCCCACTGAAGAGGAAATATTTGCCGACCTAGAAGAGCAAGGCATCTGGTCCAAGTCAGACGATTCAGAAATAGAGACTCAAAAGTTTTATGTCCAAAGCTTGATAAAAAATAAAAAAAACTTGGTACTGAAAAGCGCCACGGACAGAATAAACAAACAAATAAAAGAAGCCCAGGAGAAGTTGAGTAACCTAGCCAAACAGAAGGCGGACCTCATAACAAACTCCTGCGACAACTACGCCCTCAACAGAGCTAATGACTTTTATATGTTTAATAGTTTCTATAAAACTCAAGATCTAGACGAGCCCCTGTATACTCAAGAAGAATTCGAAAATACAAGCACACAAGAAGTTACCGCCCTAGTAAGAATATACAATAGCTTTCATGAAAAATTTTCAGAAAAAAACATACAGCACCTAGCTGTACAAGATTTTTATAAAATATATTACTCGTTTTCGGAAAGCACCATGGATTTCTTTGGCGTACCAGTAGTCAAGTTAAATAACTTCCAACTTAATCTTTTAATATACACTAGAATATTTAAAAATATATTTGAAATGAATGAAGATATTCCAGATAAGATAAAAAAAGACCCAGAAGCATTACTTGATTACGCGAACTCTTCAGAGGCAAGAGATGAAATAAAAAGTAAGATGAACAACTCATCATCAGCTTCAACAATTGTCGGAGCCACAAAAGAAGACCTAGAAGAACTAGGAATGAATACCCCCCAGAAAGATGGACTTCATGAAGCAGCAAAGAAAAAAGGCGGATCACTCTCAATGAAAGATTTGATGGATATGGGTGGAGTTTAGTGTACATATATTTATGTCATATATAAAAATAAGAAATTTAGATTCCGCTTCAGACGCAGAAATTACTGGTAGCAATTATATACCCACTGCCTTGGAGGGCTCAAGTCTTTCGACCAGAAAGGTAACTTTTGATCAGGTTATATCGGGAGGAGCTCCAAATTATTCAGGAAATTTCATTTATGGCAGTTTTACAGGAGGCTTGTCGGCAATTGGTGATATAAAATTTACTGGAGATACTTTTTTTGATGGAAACCCAAGCATAGCTGGATCTCTAAATGTCACAAGTACTGTATCTGCTAATGCCGGAATCTTTCAAATTTTAGCCTCGGACAGTATGACTGCTGAAACCGCTGTTATACAGTCCATCTTAAATTTTGATGACCTAATGAATGGTTACAGCCAAGGATTGTCAGAAGCCACGGAAGGCGAGCCAGACACAGTTTTTGACTCAGAAGGCAATGAAGTTCAGAATCCAAACAAAAACGCTTCCTCGACGGTGCGGTATGTGGATACAGACGGGGACGGAATTGCTGATTCCCAAGTATTAGTAAACACAACGCCAGTAACTGCCGAAAACCTAGATTCACTAGTTCAACCTGGAGGAGGGCTAGAAGTTACAGAAGTTTGCCAAAACGAAACTTTTGACATTGTTGAATGCGAACAGAATGGAATCCCAAATCCAGACGTAAAATATAAAACAAAAAAATTATCTTTAGCAACCTCTGCCGCCTCAAACACTATAGTTATAGAAATACATGATACCGATGGGGTCGAGTACAGGAGCGGAATTTCCGTTGGCATCGATGGAAAACTAACAGCCAAGCTCAAAAGGCTCCGTGACGCGTTTACATACATAAGAAATGATGTAGCATCCAGCGATGCAATCATTAATATTTATCTACAAACAGATACAGACGAAGGGGAAATTGAAAATTCCAATGGAGTTTTTGCTAGCCACGCAAACCTCGAAATCAACAAATGCTACATCAATATATATGGTGATTCTGCAAAATACTGGACGGGCGGCTTAACTAAAGTGAAAATGAAAGCAAAGCGTGACCCTGCTGCAAACGCATACGTACCCATGTGGTTTAACTCAAAAAACATATTATTCAGCTTGGTTAATCTTGCGTTTGATCTTGATGATAGCGGCGGGGTTCACTCAGTGATAAGGTCACACAATTCGTGCACTCTCAATCTTATTGGTTGTAAAATCAATGCCAGAGGATCAACACACTGCCTTATTGAAGCTTCCAGAGGGGCAACCGTTCAAGTCCAAAATTATAATGACGCGTCTACTCTCCTAGACCCTCTGAACAAAGGTTTCTGGGCGCCAGCTTTAGAGCTTGACTTCGGGCCCAGAAAAGCTACCTCTTCAACAGCAGTCGGCAACGTAGGGGATGATTTTTATTGTGACTATTTGTTTCAAGCTGATACAGGAGGAGTTATTAGGTTTCCTGAGTACGGACCCCATATACCATTCAACAGCAATCCTCGTACTTATTTTCAATCTAGAATTCATTTTTGCTCAAGCAGAATAAAAGTCGGGAGTTCAGTTTTATCCTTATTGTCTAATTGTGTGGTCGATATAATCGGTTTATTTACAGCCGCTAATGGCCTTTCGTTTACCAGTGATAATTTTCCTTTCTTTCTTCGAGCCTCAGCATTTAATGCCGTTGCGACGAGAAATGGGAGTCATATGGTAGGAGCAACTCAAGATGGTCTAGCCGAAATAGCAAATTATATTCCAGGAAACGCCTTGGCGGCTCCAACTACTCAATTAGGAGGTTCGACTGTCCAAGGTCAAGATTACGTTATGGCAAATAATATTACTCCTACGTTAAACCTCTTAACAACCTACAAAGGACGAGATGCCTTAGGCAATGATACAAGCGGTAATATTGAAAACTATTGGGACGATTTCGACTGGGACGCGTTTTAAGAATAATACCCAGAACCAGTAACAGTCCATCCATCATTTCCAGCAACCTGTCTGGGTTGAGCGCCATACATATTATATGCGCCCACAAGCTCTGTAATTTTCTTGTCTGCTTCTTCTGCTAATTCTTTATAATTTCTTGACGCACTGACTCTATCCTTGGCTGAAAAGACTCCTCTTTTTATTGTGGTATCTCCTTCGCGTAGTTCAGTCCATTCGCTTTCATTAAAGGCTGAGGCCGAACTTGCGTCGTAAAGGCTTCTAAGCACCCTTCTTGCCTCTTTAAAGTAATAGTCCTTGATATAAAGCTGAACGAGTATTTCTTTTTCTTCTTCTTGAAGTGGCGGGTTTACATCTCCTTCTGAGCCAGTGTATCCAAATGATTGGTTGATTAAGACATTTAATTGTCCTACATGCCCGCTCAGGCTACCAGATATGGTCAACAGCTCAGCAGCTTTCTCTGTAGTGCCGGTAATGAAATCAAAATCGTACAGAAGTACGCCGCTAGCTATTTGACCTATCTGATTAAAAGACATTAGAATTGTTCTCCAAGTATCTTGAGTAATTTCTTACCTTGCTCTGATTCTGGATCAACGATTGGTTTAGTGACTTGAACCACTTTGTTCGCGCCGCCAGTAGTATACTGGGAGTACGCCTTTTTGAGTTTTGTTTTCAACATTGCTTTTGTTCCCGATGGAAACACCCCAGATTTAACTGCTAGTTCTTGCAAGCTGGTAATCGGCATGGTTTCTATTGCTGAGTCAAACGCTTCTGACGTATCGTATCCAAACGGATTCTTTTCTTTGAAACCCATTAATTGCTCGAGGTCTCTTGCTTCTTTTGATTCCTCTTTTAAATGATCAACTCCGTCACTGAATTCCATCGGTGCTTTTGTTGCCTTTTTTCTTGTGTTTGTTTTTTTAGCCATGATTTTTCCTTTTTCCTTTATTTATTATATAAATATATGTTAATATCCACAAACAAAAAATCCACCATAAAGGTGGACTTTTTGAAAGTTTCCTTTGAGACTCTATTATAGAGTGATTCCAGTAAGAACTCTGTCATCAAGGATCATACGACCTTCTTCAAGAGAACCGTAGTATCCAATTTTTTGCTGACGAATACTATACTGATCATCTGCCAAGAGAGTAAACTCGGATCCTGTTTCAGAATCAAGAGCAACTGCGCGGAATAAAGATTCACGTGAGCGATCAAGACCGATAACTAAATCATCATCGCTTCCGCTAGAAAGAGTATTCCACACCTTCGTGAATTTTTGATCTTTGCCAAGCTCGTTGATTTCCATGATGGAAATACCGTAGAACTCAGGAATACCAGCGTTTTGATAAATTGCGTTGCGCATTTCATCAGTAGCTGCAATTGGACCAGTGTCGGCAGGGTTGGTTCCGCCAACTTTGCTTACAGTATTAATAGGATTGTAAGCCATCGCACGAAGACCTTCAACAGCCTCAGGACTCATGATCATATCAGTGATTCCTTTGATTCGGCCTTCTGGAGTTCCACCTGTCCATGCAGTGTTGATTCGTTTTGCTTTAGTTAAAAGCTTATTGAAATCATCAAGGATCAATGTGGTTCCATTAGCTGTGTTAGTGTGAGATACACCGTTTGTCTCAGCAGCAAATAATGCTCCCAAGATCAAGTTTGCAGAAGTAGATTCTTGACGAAGAAGAATTTCTTGAGCAATACGAGTAAATGATTTACCAACAACGTCTAAACGAGACTTAGCGGCGTAGCGTTTGTCGAAATCAACAGCGCTATCAAGACGATAAGTCGTGAACTTCATTTCTGAAGCAGTTGGTGTTACAGTATTGGTTGGAAGACCACCAGGAACTGATGTGCTGTAAACCTTTACGTAATCTGGAGCAGTAACATCATAGTAAAGATCCAAAGGAATACTAGGACTGTCCATATCGTTAAACTGGAAGTTTGTGAATAAGTTACTAAGCGTAGGAGCTTGGTTTACAACCTCGGCCAAAACTGGTCCGATGAATTCTGCCAATGCCATTTGTGCTTCATAAGCAACTTCGCGATTTCGTGAAGCCATAGCCTTTACGAGCTCGACTTGTTCTTCTGTTCTCTTAAGTGTAATTTTCATTTTTTTTGATACTCTCTAGTTAAATATTAAAGGTCAAGTTTGATTACGTAGTAAGCGCCAGTTCCATTGGCAACCGATCCATCTCCAGCAAAATAATCATTTGAAGATAGTTCGCCAGAAGTAAGGTTGCGATCTCCAACTGCAAGACAAGTTCCAACAATTGTGTTCGTTCCGTTGTCGTCTCTGAATTTTCCTCCAGCTCCAAGTGCAACTTTAGCTCCAAATGTAGGCTCTGCTCCAACGATAACGCTTGCTGCGCCAACAGTAACAATACCCTTTGTTAAAACAGGAACTGCTTCGCCAGGAAGAACTCCGTAAAGCTCAAGAAGTTTTTGCTTGTAGTAAAGGAACTTCTCGCCATTTTCATCAAAAGCGATGGTCTGACGAAGAGTAACACCCAATGGGGTATCCGTACCTTGAGCGACGCTAACTTTTAAGGGCACTTCAGGGTAAGAATTTCCACCCACGTGAGGGTAGTCAGTTTTACCTAAGTAAGATTGTAATTGAGCTGTACCGTTTGCGATGGGCTCTTGAGTCATGTCGCCGTTGGTTACTTTTACGATAACGCCAGCGTCCCAAGCACCATTAGATGCGTGAGTCATGTCTGCCAAAGTTAACGCTGATGTATCAAGCGAAAACAAGTTGACAACGTCGTGTTCGTTGTATTGTCTGAATGGAAGTAGTCTATTAGCCATTTTATTTTTCCTCTATTTTAGTATTGAATGTTTACGTTGTCCTTCGAGAAAGCTTGTTTAAATTTTTCCCTTAAAGTTAGTTGGTCTTGAGTTGCATCGCCATTATTGTTGGCAACCACCTCTTCTTCGATTTCTGCATTTTCGATAGCTTCTTCAACAACCTCTTCGGTTGATTCTTCTGCTACTTCTTCTGTAGATTCGCTTGCGGAAGAAAGCTCAGAAATTCTCTTTTGAACTTGCTCTTCAACTTTAGCTGCAATAGCTTTTTGTTGTTCTTCCTTGAAAGATTTTGTTTTGTGCTTCCACATTACAGAAAGTTTTTCCTTATACTCAGCATAAGCTTCTTCTGTGGAATCAAGTGATTTAAGATCAGAAGCAAGAACGACTCGATCTTCGTCTTCTAATTCGAAAAGATCATCAAGTGCGCTCATTCTGTCGTTAAACTTCTCGGAAGCTTCTTTTGCGGCTGCTTCAGTTTTGAGAAGCTCAACTTGCTGATTCATTGCTGCGATTTCTTCTTTTAAAGATTCAATGGTCTTCTTAGACTCTTCGGAAGCTTGAACGAGTTCTTCGTTTGCTTTTCCCATTTCTTCTTTGTCCGCTTGCCACTGGTCATTCTTTTGAATGATAGCGTCATGAAAAACTTTAGTGATGTTGGCAATAGCCTCTTCAGAAAGTTTCTTAGACGAAGCTTGAGCTTCTAAGGTTTCTTTTACTTGGTTTAAAATTTCTTGTTCCATAATGATATTAGGTTTTAAGTTCTTGCTTAAATTTACATCGTGTTTACGCAAATGGGAACTTTTTTTATTTTTTATTTCTATTTTTTCATAGCTGGAGCTTTCTCCGCTATCTTTTAGTTTAAATTCTCGGATGCTTTTTTCGTCTACAGTTAAACCCTTTACGGCGGCTGCTGGATTAGCTGTGAAGCCGATTCCAAGAGGATAAACATCTCCAACGATCAAGCGATGAACTTCTTCTCCGTCGTCGTTTCTTCCGTTTCCTCCATATGCCTTAAGAAATTGTTTATTTTCTTCTTTGCCTTCTTCGTCTTCGATAATTTTCGCATCTTTTAAATTGTCGCTTCCAATGGCAATTACATAATCATTGAATCCAATTTCCCAGCTCGCTGATACTTTTTGATAAAGCTCATTCTCTTCATCTACGGATTTCTGAACGAGTTCTGCAAATTCGGGGTTAACTGTTTTATATACAACAGAAGATAATGCAATATTAAAAGGCTCATCACTTGCAGCCGCTTCTTCTTCGCTCATCAATTCGTTTGTGCCAAACTTAGAGAATGAAGCTCCTACGACATGTCCAACCACTTTCTTTCTTTGATGCTCTATATTGGTGGGCTTGTGAATGAAGTAGTCCTTTATAGCTATCGCGGTCTCGGTATCGATTCCATCTCCATTCTTATTGAACATGTTTGCTACAGCGCCGTTAAATGCTACTCCAACTAAATCAATGTTCTTTCCAAAATCAATATCTTCTGGTATCAAGTCCCTTAAAGATTCAACAGACGCTAAAGATTCAATCTGTTCGCTTTTCGGGCTAGAAGCTACAACACTTTCAGAAAACTTACATATATACTTAAAAGGTAAACTCATATTAATATATTAATACACAAGATTATTTATTATCAATATTTATTTTTTTACTATGATAAAGTATAGAAGCAGGATAAGATACAATTTCATGCTGTTCAGAAATATCTAAAACATCAGATAAAATATTTAATTTTTCAATATTATTAAAATCTTCAATACAAGAGCTTAATGCTTTTTCCCATTGGTCATGTTCTGTTGACATAACTATGCTTTCTGTTAATGTATCTATAATTCCTTTATGTTCTTTAGATAATCTTTTCTTGCCGTAGTGGCTCTTTAGCGCCGATTCAGCTTGCTTGCGTAAAGCTTCAATGTTGTAAACCACTTCCTGGATATTCTTTCTACTGTGAACTTCGTCCGAGGCGAATACTCCACTAGGCTTGGTTGTTGTTCCTGCTGGTCTGCCATTGTCTTTTTTTACAGCAGGCTTTCCTGGTTGAGGCTGTCCTGGCTGAGGAGGAGGCGGTCCCTTCTTCATTTGTTCCTGAGATACCTTTTGCTGCTCCATGCTCATTTCATGCTGCTCTTCCTTCATTTCTTGATCTTCTTCGTTTAGGATGGGCTGAGATGCAGACAACGGAGTATAAAATCCTTTCTCTCTATCTTCGACAAATCTTTCTTGCGCTGGGCGAAGATCTTGAGGGTCTGGGTAAACGCCTTTCTTTAGGGCGGTCATTCCTTGTTCTGGAGTTATGATTCCCATCTCGATTAACCTGGACGTTACTCTTTGTAGTTGCACTTCATCCTTGATATCTATCTCTACGAATTTCGCCGTTGGAAAATTCTTAAAACCCATTGCTTGACAAACTTTCTTTATCTGGGGCTGCATAAAGTCATTAAGAAATGCACTTCTAGCTTCTTTTAATCTCTCTAGAAATATCTGAGCTTTTACTTGAGTACTTGAGTAATTCTCTTTACCCACAATAATGTTCTGCAAACCTTCCTTGATGTCTTCGTTTACTATTTGGTACTTGGTCGGACCTAGAACCTTATTTAGATCAGGTATAACAAATTCCGCCTTGGTTGTGTAGTCCGCAATCAACGCACGCCCAATGCTTTCATTCTGGAAGAGGGATTGCATTGCTTTTAAATTATTTGGATTAACTCCTCCTTTGTCTGGAGTATTCCCCATTGTCACCAATAAGATTACATTTTCAATGGTACGAGTTATAGCTTGATCTATTTTCTTTAACTCCATTTTCCAATTTATATCATCAAGTACAGAGAAACCAAAAGGAATAGCAAAAGGCTCATAATCTTGTTTTTTATAAAAAGAAAAAATTAATTTATTAGGATCTAAATCAACCATGATTCCGTCTGACATCCACTGGTTCTGCTTTATTTTATCTTTGGCGTCTTTAGGTAACGCATTAAACATTTCCTGGTCGTAGTCAGACTGAGGAAACTTCAACTTCTCTATATCGTACTCACTTAGTATTTTTTTATAGATGCCATTCTTTGCGCTGAAAGTTAAGGCTCTGTCGGCCACAAAGTCATATGGGTTTAAAAATATGTAACCAACAGGTATTTTCTTGGATCCGATGTTTTTACTTTCTGCTCCATAAACCTGATTCAGTTTAATTAAATCTTCTGTAGTGAATTTGCCGTCCAGCTTATACATGAAAACATTCCCCGACCTATAATACTCCCTGAAGTATTGATCCTTTAACTTCCATATGTTTATCTTCTGCATCCATTTGTCTATGAATATCTTGGCTTTCTCTGAACCTCCGTCTAAATAAATGTCTGAATTTGAGAACTCAGCCATTACGTCTATAGCGTTCCTAAAGATTGGTACGTTCGCATAAGCCTTCTGACAAAGCTCAATAGAAATCCTTGGGCTTACATAAGAATCCTTGTACGAGTACGGCAATCCCAGACTGTCGATATTCGCATACTTGTTTGCCTTGGGTGGTTTTGTTGCCCTGTTTGATCTGTAACGAGTTCCTTCTTCTCCTTCTATTTGGCCTACGTTTCTAGAGTAATTTGCCTCGGCATAATAAGACTCTCCCGCTGTAGCTGGTTTAACTTCTTGAGTACTTTCTGCTTTGCTTAATAAAGAATTTAGATCTTCTTTTTCTTCCTGACCTGCGCTTGCGTTGAATTTACTCCAGTATTCTGATTTCTTATTATATTTTCTTGGCATATTATATAGTACACCAAATCCATTGAAAGTCTATCCAAAGTTGCAAAGTTAACTTTGACTTTACTTTTAAACCATTATCGGAGTAAACGTTGCATCTACATGTGCCTCTTTAGCATTCATCATGTCGTAATACGTCTTGATCATCCAATTCCCAAGAACCAAAGCTGAATAAGAATCCTTCCTTGTTTTACTTGGTCCGCTTTGCCTTCTTAGGTTTGACGGCAATCCAAAAGTTTGAGTTCCTTGGGGCGTAGAAGTTACCTGTATCAATGCACATTGATTTTTAGTATAGTTAACCATATCCCATTGATGATCCAGGAAATCTATTAGCTTTGCCCCACCGCTACTTTTCAAAAACTCTTTCTGATTGGGCACAAATGTCAAATCGTCTATAGGTACTTTTTTCTTTAATTGCATATGATAATTATCATCCAATGGCCTAGAGCCAAACCATATTCTTTTGTGGTCTAAGTTGGCCTGTAAAAGTTCATTCGACTTTCTAATCCAGTCAGAATTGGCTTTCCTCAGTATACATATTTTTCTATCTTTTAAATTGTATTGCATTTTGAGCTCTCTGAGTCCTTCTTGGTAATGCTCGGTATTATCAAGGTCAGCAGAGATTTCCTGTATATTTATATTACTTTTATTGAATTGCTCACTAGCATTAGCTCCCTGTAAAAATTGTACACCTCCACCATAGTCACCAACAATAGCAACAATATTAAAATGAGTCAACAAGTAATGAAAATAATTAATATGATCCTGCATCTTTAAACCAGGAACAGCATAACTATGAATTAAAGTACCAGATTTTGTATTATCATTTAATTTAAATAATTGCATAGCGAAATCGTCAGAGCTTTCACTCTCCGCCCAACTTGGGTCAAATGCTAACAAATATTTACAATCTCTGTCTCCAGCAAGCTCCATGCAAGGAGTCTCTCCATCAGGAACAGTGCATGCAGCCATTGTAGATGTTTTAAAGAACCCTGAGCTGTCGTCCGTGAATATAGCATTAAACTCTCGATCAAACTGAGACTGACTCATTGTTTGCTTTGATTGATTGATCAAGTTTTGATCGTAAAGAGCTTCGGGGGCCACATCATAACTAAAATGCATTATAACCCTTTTTGATGTATCTATAGAGCCAGGGTGGGTTCCGTCTAGAATTAGATTCTCAAATGTTTCGTATACCTTATATAAATATTCAAACTTATAACTAGCCGAGGATAATGCTATCAATTTATTGTTTGGCCACTTGTACCTCTCTTCTTCCTTCATTTTGCCCTTAGCTATCATTTGATCTTCTAGCTTTCTTACCTTCTCTCTTTCGGTAGGGTTTTGAACAACACTAAGGAACGGCAAAATAACCTCATTGTAAATATGCTCTGGCATCAAAAGAAACTCATCAATAATAATTCTATGA